GCATATAAAATTCTGTTTGTGCCGATGATAGCAAATTTTTGAGAAGCGGTATTAACCATGTGGTGTAAAGCTCTAGCTACACCAGTTAATTTACTCTCGCCTAATTGTTTCCAACCACCAATTTTTTCAGGTGTTCCATATCTAAACCGAACGTTTTCTCCACCCGTCCATTGAGATTCGGCTCCTGTAGAAGTGACCTGTTTGTTGAACCCAGGTAAAAAAGCAATTTTTTGTAACATATAACTCCATATTATGTATTCCTTATTGGAGGAACACCTAACATCGGCCTTTTGTCGAACCTGTTTTTTTCCGCAAAAGGACCATTTACATGGTTATAGTGAAGAAATACTTGTCCGCAAGTATTACCTTCAAAAGGTTCTCTCCAATGCTCTAATTCACATCCACTATATACCAGCATATCACCAACATCAAGTAGGACTTTAGTGCCTTCGGGAGCATTAGGTTTATGTATATTTTTGTGTTCATCTATAACTGTATCAGCCCCTGTGCCATCTATAAATATAGGCCAAGGATCTCCTCCTAAATTGAGGGTAGTTGATATCTCACAACTAGGTCTGTCTTTATGTCTTTTTAAAATATCACCATTTTTATATAGTCTAGCGTAGGAATAGGTAGGGATTAATTGTAAGCCTGTTTCTTTAGCCATGACGGGTAGCATTTTAACTAAGAGAGTTTCCATTACCATATCGGCATAATGACTATATGTGTTTGGAACTTGTTGATCTGTCCAAGTGCCTAATATACCGGTGTCATAAGTAATATTATTATCATACATCCATTTAACTGCATCTCGTTTTAACAAGAAATAGTTAAATATAAAATTAGCTAATTCATAGCTAAGTGCGCCTTTAATCACATGATACTTATTAAATTTTTCCATACTTCTGTGGGTTCTTTGGCATTACTTCGTATATAACACCATTTTGTTTTTTTATTTCTAGGCCTTCTTTACTAAAAAACAGATCAATTATTTCTTGTTCATTGTTAAGAGGTCTTCCTTTTATATTATTATTGTTAGGATCTAATAATTTAACTATGGCACGTATTAATTTAAAACCTAATTTTTTAGCAATAACCATTCTATTATTACCAACAGTGGATTTTAAAATAACCTTGTTATTTTTGTCTTTACATTGAGATATAAAAACAGGATCTCTCATTCCATGTTTAGTTATAGAGTTTAATAAAGCATTATAAAAGTCTTGTTCTTGACCATTAACAAACTCTGTTCTTGTAATATGGGTAATATTTTCTATAGGTAATTCTTTATAAACTAAACCTGTCATTCAAATCCTTTTTGTATAAAATTAAAACTTACTGATATTCTTATATCATTTGATTCATTAGGTTGTACACAATGCCAAAGCCATGCAGGAAACATAATGGCTCTATTTTCTTGAGGTTGTAAATGAACCTCTCTCCATAAATGTTTAGGAATTTCCACTGGTTTTCTAGTGGGCATACATGTTTGAATACCGGGTCTAGGATCATTACAAATTAAGTGACCAGAATTAGGTGGGGTCTTTACATAATATACTCCACTAAATAAAGCATTAGGATGAACGTGAGGTTTATTATAGCCTCCATTATAATTTATATTTGCCCACATATTACCAAGTGCAGGACCATTATCTAAAAACTCTTCATTAAATACTTGGTGTACCATTTTAAATAATTCATCTACTAAAGGTTTGTATTCTTCTTTTTTATGCATATCTGTTTGACTATGCCATCCATTTACATTTGTTTTTTTAACACCTTCATCTTCCTTAGACCATTTTATAATATTATTTGCTATTTCATTTGTGTCTAATTTAAAATCTTCAGCGTATATAAGTGTTGGAAAAAATCCTTCTTTAATCATCTAAATGGTTTACCTCCAAACCAAACAACAAGTGATTGTCTAACACCACGTTTAACAACATTAACTCTATGATTTAAAAACGATGCAAATATAATTGCATGACCTTGTTTAAGTTCTGCAAATTTACCGGGTGCCATTAGTTCTAAATCTCCACCTTCAAATTCTGATGGATCATTTAATAACAACGTCATTGATATTTTTCTAACTGGTGGTTCATGAGCCATGTTTACATCACAATCCATATGCCAGTCATAGAAACCACCTTCTGGATATTCAGTAAACTGAGCTTGTTCTGTAATTCTTATATCTCCAAACCCAAAATGATTTTCATTTGCTTTTTGTATAAAACGATTAAGGTCTTCGTACATGTGTCCCATTTCTTTAAAAGGTATCCACGATATTGTTGTAACTCTTTTCTTTGTATCTGTTCCTCCGCCAGGTTTACCCATACCAACTTGTGCTGCTTGTGGTGTTTGTGCTCTTCCTGATTCTATAATTTGTCTACATTGATCAGGGGTAAATAATGGCGTAGTTGTTTGAACTATCCAACTTTTCCATTTAGGTTCTGTAAGGTGTATATTTTCGTACATTAAGTCACTCCTCTATTTTTAATTGGGTCATACTGAACATCCATATTTGCAGCTAGTGTTCTTCTATATCCTGGCCCATTAAATGGATATACACAGTGTCTCATGTCATATGGAAATATATAAAAATCTCGTTCTTTAATTTTTGGTTCATAATCTACATTTGCAAATTGACCTGAAGCCGATCCCAATATTTGTAGTTTACCGTTTTGTGGGTTTTCAGGAGAAGAATATTCTACCCCAAAACTTGGAGGTAATTTTAATATCATTACACTAGATAGTCCTGTAAATAAATTTCCTTGGTGCACGTGCACTGGATTGTATTCATGTTCAAACATAGTATTAACCCAAACAGAATTAAAATGTAGATTATATTCTGTAATTTTATTCCAACCTAAATAATGTCTAAACTTTGATTCAAACCATTGCAATACGTTTTGTGGTAAATGATTATGCTTAGTCATTTTAAGACTATCTCTACCATTAAAAAATAGACTATGTTCTTTTTGAATTTTACCAATTAATTGTTTGTTCGCTGGTTTTAATTCTGGGTATTTTTTTTCATAAATATCATTAATAATATTAAACACATCGAGAGGTACTTGATATCTCAATACTGATTGACCTAAAAAAACAAATTTAAAATCTGATGTGTCCATATTTTTCTTTAATACCCGGATCTAGGCATCGCAACTAAAAAGAAAAGTTTTTTATTTTTCTTTTGCTCCGAGGTCATTGGATATCTGTTCTTTCTTATTGTAAATCATTTCTCCTGATTTTTTAACTCTTTCTATTGTTTTTAATTGACCTAATACATTAAACACTTCTGGTTGTGATGAACCGGATGTTAATGTCTCTGCTTTATTTTTCATAATGTGATGATATGATTCTAACTGGTGTGTATTAACATCTTTAGTATCAAAAGATCCATCGTCAAATTCTTTTTTTAATGAAGACCATAGTTTAATTTCTCTCATACGATCTTTAGCAACCAATTGCATGTTAGCTAAACCATATCTTTTTTCGTCTATGTCTATTTGATAAAGTTCTCTTTTTATCGGGTCTTCTTCTTTTTCAAGTTTTTGTTCTAATCTTTTTAATTTAACTTCATTACGTCTACAATCAAATGATAGACTCATTAAGTTTTCTAAGAAAACATTTTGTTCTCTAACACATTGCCAATACTTTGCAGCCTTGGTTGGATATTTCATATCTTGTAAAACAGACATTCTCATTTCTGTTTCTGTTCTAAAGACTTGTTTCTTAGTCCAGGTGTCTCTAAGCTCGGTAGTCATTGCCTTAAACTCTTTAACATCATTTGGATCTAATAAGTTATTCAAGCTAGGTGCTTCTTTTTCTATTAATGCATGTATGTTACGTTTTTCTGTCATATTGCTCCTTTCATATATACTTTCTAATATAACTATTTTTAACTAGTTGTCAATGTCTTAGCTGTAACTGTTTGAGTAGATGGTGTGTATTCTAATGTAGTTGTTGTTATACTAGGATTATATCCTCCAGCAAGTAATGCTGCTGATCTAGTTCCTGTTCCAGCAGCGTTATCCCAAGCTGCTGGTAAACTTATGTCTGAGTACCACACTGTTCCATCATAAGCTTCGTTAACAGCAGTTTTTGCTGGTCTTGTGTTTCCACCCATATACATTCCTGCTGTTCCTGTACCGGATTTAGTAGGTCCTCCAGTGTATCTTGCTGTAATTAAATTATTTACTTCACTCCAACTTTCCCCGTTGTATTCTTCAGTGTTTCCTACTGTAGATCCAGGATAGCCAACCATTCCTCCACATATAACTCCAGCTGTTTCAGTTCCAAAACCTCCTGTACCAACTCTTCCTGTTCCAAGTGTACTAATACTTGTCCAACTAGCACCATTATATTCTTCTGCTTTAGTCGGGTTTCCAGTAACAGGAGTTCCTAAACAAGCTACCGCTGCAGTTTGAGTTCCAAAAGAACCACCAGATTCTAAACCATTATTTAAAGCACCGCCAGCCGTCCAATTAGTTCCATCATATTCTTCGGTTGTAGTATCTCCTCCCGATGTTCCAGAGTATCCACCAATTAATAAACCAGCAGTTAATGTCCCTGCCGAGCCTACACTATTTCTAGCAGGTTGCCCTATAGCATTTGCACTTGTCCAACTAGTTCCATTATATTCAAGTGTTGTATTAAGATAATCCGGAGGCGGCGAAGGATTTGATCCAGCTGCAATTACTGTGGCAGTTTGAGTTCCCACTGCAAACATAGGACCTCCTCCTCTACCTGCAGGTAAAGTTCCTCCAGTAGCCCATGCTGCTGGAGAGATTGTATTAATTGAAAAATCAAATTCTTCTGTTGCAGTTAATCTTGAACTTGGAGGAGCTGCTCCACCAAATGCAACTGCGTCTGTGTTAGTTCCTCCAGAATTTAAATCAATTCTTGCTGTTGATAACGGAGCACTTGTAGCCCAAGAAGTTCCGTCCCATCGTTCTGTTGCTCCAGTTGCAGAACCAGTATTACCGCCTTGTGCTATTTGATTATCAGCATTAGGCCCTGTTCCTGTAAGTTGAGCTCTTGTAGTATTTAAATTAGATTTTGTAGTCCAGCTTGATCCGTCATATTCTTCAGTAGCAGCTAATCTTGGACCAGGAGGTGCGGATCCTCCATATACAAGGGCTGAAGTAACTGAACCACCAGCGCCAGCATCAGCTCTAACTTGGTTCATGTCTGTTTTATTTGTCCATGAATTTCCTGGGCCACTCCATTCTTCAGTTTTAGCTGAATTTGGAGCAGGATTTCCACCAAAACCTAAAGCTGCAGTGCCTGAGCCTGCACCAAATAAATTTTCTCTAGAGTTATTCATTGCAGTTTTAGCTGTCCATGCACTTCCATCCCATAATTCTGTTTGTCCTCCGATAGGAGGTGTTCCTCCAAAAACTACTGCACTAGTAGAAGACTGCGAAGCTCCTGCACAGTTTCTCATAGCTGTATTAACATTGGGTAAAGATGCCCATCCAGTACCATTATAAGATTCTGCAGCATTTGAATCACTAGGAGGAGAAGCGGGATTTCCTTTTGCAGAAATAGCTTGACTTGAAGAGGCTCCTCCACCACCCATGGTAGAAACTCCTGCATTCATATTACCACCACTAGAATAAGCTCCAAAACTTACAACGCTTTTAAGCGTACCTGTAGTAGAGTTATACCACACCTGTCCCTCATACGCTGTAGTCAGCGTAGGGTCAGAGGATAATACCTCTACACGTTTTCCGTATATTTCTTCGTAAGTAGCCATAAGTAGTTACTATGGAAGAATTATATCAACTGGTCTATTATTAGTTGGATCAGCTTTTTGTTCGTCAGTTTGAGCATCCCAAGCTGCTTGTGCCGCTTGAGTGTCAGCATCAATTAAAGCTTGTGCTTCTGACTTAGTTTTTTCACTAGCCCCTCTTTCAGCTAACCACATAGCGCCATCGACGTTGTTGCCAACCATCCAGACGTTTGCAGGATAACCTTTAAGGAAGAATTTTCTTCTATCTTCTGCAGTAAAAAATCCTTTTCCAGTGTTTTCAGCTACTCCATATATAAAGTGTGCCATAGTTTAGTCCTCCTTTTTAATTTTGTATATCATAATTTTTAACTTTGTGTAAGTGTTTTAACATTCAACGCTGTTGTAGCTAGATTATATTCTTCTACAGCAGAACTTCCTGGGGTAGAAGAAGGGTTTTGTCCACCTAAAACTATTCCAGTTGTTCCAAGTGCTCCCACACCGTTTCTCCCATAAAGGCCATTAGCAACGTTAGCAGTTGTAGCAAATGCTGTTCCATCTGAAAGTTCACAAGTTGTATTAGTTCCTGGACCATTTGCATTCATAAGACTTGCAGATGTTCCATACCATGCATTTGTTCCCCCAAGATTAGGGGCTTCATTGTTACTCCAAGAAGCACCATTCCAAATAAGTGTGTTAGCTCCCGCAACTCCTGGTCCACCTTGACAAGCTGCAGTTTGGGTTCCAGTTGAACTACTTCCATTTCCAGCAGGTAAAGCTGTAATCGCTGTCCAAGAAGCACCATTATAAATTGCTGCCCAGTCATAGGCTGTAGGAGAACTTGGAGGAGAAGCACCTGCAGAAAGACCTGCAGTTTGTGTTCCTGTTTGATGTCTACCTGGTTTAGATGCTGTTGGTATAGCACCGCCGGCAGTCCAACTTGATCCATCATATTCTTCACAGTTTGAAGTATTGGGCTCTCCACCAAAAGCTATTCCAGTTTGAGATGCACCTAATGAACCTAATTCTTGTGTTGCAGTTGATCTACTTCCACCAGCTGACCATGTACTTCCATCCCATTCTGAACAAGTTTGTCTATTAGGTGGATTATAAGATCCTGTAGCTGCCGCTGCCGCTTTAGTTCCCCATGTGGAGAATCTAGCTCTTCCAGTATTCATAGTTGGATTAGATGACCATGCTGCAGCTGTAATTACATTTGCTGATGAATTATATTCTTCTGTAGTATTAACTGGAGTAGTAGTATAACCACCTGATGCCATGTTAGCTGTAGCCGATCCTGTTCCAAGTGCTCTTCCAGTACCCATTCTTCCAGTGCCCATAGTCGCTGGAGATGTTGTCCAAGAAGTACCATCCCACTTTTCCAGTTTATTTGATACAGCGGGTCCAGGTCTTATCTCACCTCCAAATACCAAACCTGTTGTAGTATCTCCACCAGCGGCTGTTGATATTCTAGCTTGATTTAAATTTGGTCCTGTTGTCCAGTTAGTTCCATCGTATTGTTCAAAATGAACTGAATCATTACTTGGAGAAAAAGGAGGAGTTGTACCACAAGCAAAAAATGCTGCTGTTTGACTTCCTGATCCTGCTCCAAAAGATCTAGCTGTGTTTGTAGAATTTCCTGCGGTCCAACCAGTTCCATTATATTCATAAGAAGCTGTTGGAAAACTTCCACCTGGTCCAGTATCCCCACCAAAAGTTAATCCAGCAGTTTGTGTTCCTGCAGCTTGGTTACCAGGTAAGTATATTGAAGCAGGTAAATTTCCTCCTGAAGTCCAACTAGATCCATCATATTCTTCTGTTGCATTTGAAGCTGCGGGAGCGGGAGTTCTAGCTCCTGCAATTGCTCCTGCGGCTAAAGTTCCAAAACCTGCTCTGTATTGTCCTGCTTGAGAAGCAGTTCCACCAGCTGCCCAACCAGTTCCATTATACTCTTCAGTTACACCTGTTCTTGGTGGTATGTTACCAGTAGCACAAACGTTTGCAGTTTGAATTCCAAAACCTGATGGGTCTGTTCTTTTTTGACTTAATGGTGCAGCACTTGACCATGCTTCTAGATTTAAAATACTTTTAAAAGAATCGCTTGATGTATTATACCAAATTTGTCCTGCGTCTGTTTCACCAGATGGATCAGTTGATAATGACTTAACTGCTTTACCGTGTATTTCTCTATAAGTTGCCATAATTAACTCGTTGTAAAATCTTCTATATTAACTGTTTCTGTTTGTCCTGTAAATTCTTCTACTGTTGCAACTCTAGTTGTTGTTTGTCCTGCCGCTGCTAAAGCCACAGTGCTTGTAGCCCCTAAACCCTGAGTTTGTAAAAATCTTGCTGTACCCATAGATGGTTGAGTTACAAAGCTAGTTCCATCGTACAATGATGCATTCGATATAAGTCCACCTGGAGGAGTAATACCTCCAAAAATTAATGCTGAAGTTTGTATTCCTGCAGCACCTGCATTATATCTTGAAGTTGTATCAGTACCACCTGCAGTCCAACTTGATCCGTTATATTCAATAGATGATGCTACTACCGGTGCACTTGGTGCTGCTGGTCCTACTAAACCACCAACCGAAAGGCCTGCAGTTTGTGTTCCTGCACAAGCTGAATTTGATCTAGCTGCTGGTATTGCTCCACCTCCAGTCCAACTTCCATTATATTCATTTGTTGTAGTTAAATAACCAGGATCTTGATCTCCACCCCAAGCTAATCCAGCAGTATTAGTTCCTGCTACTCCTATGTTTGATACAGGAGCTGGATAACTAGTGCCTGATGTCCAAGTTGATCCATTATAAGTATCTACAGCTGCAGTTACTGGTCCTAATGAACCTACAGTTACAGCTGCTGTTTGAATTCCAAAATTAGAATTATTTCTAGTGGCTGCATTTAATGAGCCTGGTGAAGCCGTCCAAGCATTACCATCATATTCAAAAGATGTACTTGTATTAGATGTTGGCGAAGCAGCTATTCCACCACATTGTAACGCTGCCGTTTGAGTTCCGCATCCACCCCCTTGACCTCTAGTAACAGGTAAGTTTGTGCCACTTGCAAATGCTGCAGCAGTTACTGTATTTGTTGAAAAATTATATTCTTCTGCTGCTGTTGTATATTGAGGAGGAGATCCTGAGTTTGTATCTCCACCCATAACCATAGAACTTGTTCCAGTTGCTCCTTGGCCTGTAGTTGATCTTCTTGCAGTTGCTAAACTTGCACCAGCTGTCCAACTAGTTCCATCGTATTTTGAACTTGCAGATCCCATTGCACCTGGAGGAGTGTCTCCTCCCGCTGATAAAGCTGCCGTAGCAGTTCCACCTGATGCTACTTGGGTTGCTGTAAAACTAACATTAGGAGCTGTTGTCCAAGATGAACCATCCCATTCTATTGTGTCATTTGTACTACTTGGATTTTGACCGTTAAAAACTAATGCTGAAGTTTGTGGACTTGAAGAACTTGATCCCCCAAATTGTCTACCTGCTGGCATTGCTGTTGAACCTGTCCAAGAAGTTCCATTGTATGTATAACTTGCAGACTCTTTTGGAAAAGGTGGTCCATTTCCTCTACCACCCGTTAAAAATCCTGCTGTTTGAGTTCCCCATGTGTGTGCTCCTTGAACAGCAGTTGGTAATGCTCCTCCAGCTGTCCATGAACTACCATCGTATTCAGAAGTAGTAGTTGATCCAGCGGGACTAGCTCCAGGAGATCCTCCTGCTATAGCTCCAGCAGTTAAAGTTCCAAATCCTCTAGGACTTTCTTTACCCGAGGATGGTAATGTTCCTCCACTTGCCCAACCTGATCCATTAAATTCAAATACAGCTGATGTTGGGGCAGGTCCAGGACTAGACATACCGCCAGCACTTACAGTTGTTGGAACTGCTTGACCAAAACTAGTATTGTAAGCTGTTTTAGTAGGCATGTTAGTTTGACTAACAAACGCCTCAACAATTCCTAAACCTCTTAAAGTTCCAGTACTTGAATTGTACCACATTTCTCCATCAAGACCTGATGAAGGATCAGATGATAATTTTTTAATTTTCTTTCCTATAATTTCTCTATAAGTTGACACTACAACTCCCTATTAATTACTCTTCAGTAACCAACCTTGAGTGTCATCCGTAAATACTAAAGTATTAGCAGCTCTTTCTGTAGCAACCGTTAAATCTGCTGTTGCTCCATTAATTTTTTTACCGTTTCTTGCAACGGTTAAATTATTGGTATCGAAAGTACCTGCATAATCAATAAACGAAATTTCATCTCCAATAGTTGGTGACCCTGGTAAAGTTAAAGTTATGGCTCCAGAAGTAGTATTCATAAAATACCCTGCTCCGGCTGCTCCAGTTACAGGAGAATCTCCTGTTGCTTTAACAGCTTGCCATGATGTTCCACCGGCTTCTAATTCAGCCCATGATAAAACTCCACCCGTTGTTGATTTTAAAACGTAGCCATTTCCTGCGGCTG